GAGGCCGGCTCTGTGGACGACCGTTTCATTTCGATGAAACCTAAGAAGCATCTTGTCTGTGAAACGTTAAAAAAGACGGGTTAAAAGACCCAGAAACCACTACATCTTTAGTGTAGTGGTAGTTCATCTTTCATAAGTAGTTGCAAATATTTATGATGGCTTCTCAGCCGACGGGTTGAGTTGGATGATTCGTCTAATGGTAAGACACCTTTATGGGGAAATAGCTCAGTAGGTAGAGCATTTTGTCGGGGTGGTAATGGGAATATATCATTACCACCCTTTACAGAAGGGTCAGAGGTTCAAATCCTTTTTTCCCCACATAAAAGCCACACAATGATACTAGAACAATTAAATAACGATATTTCAGAAATAAATACTAATATTAAACTATTAGATTTATTCACAGAAGATGATGGATATACTATATTCGGAATATCAATAGAAAAAGGTACAACAATTGATGAATTGAAAAATGTTTCAAAACATCTAAACGGAATTTACCATATCTATAACTTCGAATTTATCATATCAAATGATATTTTCTTATTGAGAATTGAAGAAATTGAAATGTAAAATGGGTTCGAAACAATGGAAGTAATATACATAGCATTCGAATTGAAAAGTTTCCAATGGAATAACGGTTTATACATAATAGTGAAAGAAACTGATACAGAATATGAAATGTGTAAACTTGTTAACGGAAAACCACAATTAAACGATGATGGTAGATTTATGATAAGCATCACTGGTAAAGGAAATAAAGGAATATCAAAAACTAATTTAATATATAAAAACTAACAGAATTTTTTTATTTCAAATATTTTACATACCTTTGTAAAAATGGAAAAAAACCATTATTTTTTAAAAATATATAAAATAAATTAAACAAGACCAAAAAATTATAATATATAACAATATAAAACAAATTTTAAAATGACACAGACATTTAAACATAGTAAACATTTTAGTTCATCATCCAAGTGGTTTACCACAGTCGGGGTTGAAATGGAATTGCTATGTCGAATGTAATGTGAGACATTTAAGATTTCTAAAGAAACCCCGATACGAAAGTGTTGGGGTTTTTTGTTTATACGTTCTTTGATAAAATATTTAAATGGTTGATGTAGTTTAAAGGTAGTAAACCTACCTAGAGGATAAAACACCGAGTGTACACCACTTAATGATGAAAACCGGTCGTAGTCATACTTACGATGATTCTATTCACTATGTCAGTTCAATTCTGATCATCAACCCTGTGGAAGTAGTTCAACGGCAGAATGCTTAAATTAAACTTGTATCAAAATTCTCATTTCGAAAGAAATGAAGCGGGACAACGAGTTACTTCGGTCTCTTAAACCAGAGATGTGGGTTCGATTCCCACCTTCTACACAGTTCTTTAAAATACATGGTGATTGTAGTCCGTAATTGGAAGCGGGACGGGTTGTGACCCCGTATAAATTTATCCGTGTGGGTTCGATTCCCATCTTTCACCCCAACAAGATTTATAAGTCTTAAACCTTATAAATCACTCTTATAAGTCTTAAACCTTATACGAGAAGTTCTTTGACATCTTGAAATGAAATTAGTGTTGATACACCAAAATCAACACAACGGGGAGGTAGCTCAGTTGATAGAGCGGGGGGCAGTTTAGCCCCTGCGTCGGTGGTTTAATTCCACCCCTCCCCACTAGTCCGAAAATGTGGGTTCGAATCCCACCTTTCCCTCCGGGGTAAGTCGTTTAATTGGTAAGGCGTCGGACGCGTTATTGGAGGAATAGCTCAATGGTAGAGTATAGACATACTGACAACAAATATTCCCTTGAAAAAGTGGCGAGGTTAATCAGTTACTTCGTTTTTTCTGAAAAAAAAAGATATGGGTTCGAATCCCATTTCCTCCGCAAATGTAGTAGTGACTTTGAATGTTACTTCGAAATCTGAAAATTCAAAAAACACATTCATTCCTTTTCTCTACATTTTTTATATGGTGAACGTAGCTCAATGGTAGAGTCCAAGATTGTGGTTCTTGTTGTTGCGGGTTCGAGCCCCGTCGTTCACCCCAAAAAATGGTCTGGTAGCTCAGTTTGCGTAGAGCGTCACCCTGAAGAGGTGAGCGTCGGCGGTTCGATTCCGTCTCAGACCACAAAACAGTTAATTGGTAATTTTTAGTAAAATTGGTAGTTTTTGACTTTTGTTTTTTAATATATAAAAACAAAAGGTATTTTATGAAACAAATTAAATGTGATAAATGTGATAAGTTTATAACGGTAAATAATTATAAAAAACATATCAAATCATGTAATACAAAAAAACATTTTATAAAAATTGATGAAACTTGGAAAATTGATAATATTAATTATAAATGTCCATTTTGTGATAAAAATTATTCAAAAAAGGGTATTATTTCACACATTTGGAGAAGTCATACAGAAATTGGAAAAAATCACAAAACAACTGGATCAAAAGGTAAAATTTCGTGGAATAACGGTTTAACTAAATTCACAGATAATAGGGTCAAAAAATATAGTGATTCAATAAAAACAAATTATTTAAATGGTTTCCAATCACCATTTTTAGGAAAATCACATACGGATGAATCTAAAAAATTAATTGGTCAAAAAATGACTAAAAATAATAATGGTGGTAAATGTAAATGGTTTTCTTTCACTAAGAAAGATGGTAATGAAATTAAATTACAAGGAACTTGGGAAGTTAGATTTGCTAAAGTTTTAGAATTGATTGATGAAAATTGGATAAAAATTGGTGTTGGTCATAAAGGACACTCTTTTATTTGGAAAGATGAAAAAGAAAAAGAACATTATTATACACCTGATTTTTTTAGTCCAAAACTAAATAAATATTTTGAAGTGAAAGGTTATTGGTGGGGTGATGATAAAAATAAAATGAAACAAGTTATATTACAAAATAAACAAGTAAAAATAGAAATTGTAATGAAAAATGAACTTGTTAATTATGAAAAATTATTAATATAAGGTACTGTCGTATAGTTGGTTGTCGTACACCGGACTGAAAATCCGGAGGCATCAGTTCGAATCTGTTCGGTACCACAAATGGAGGAACCCATGTGGTGCGGTTAGCAATCTTGAAAATTGTGAAATCGGTGAGATTCCGGTGTGGGAGTTCGACTCTCCCTTCCTCCGCAAAATAAAAAAATGACTCCGTAGCTCAGTTGGTAGAAATTAAGCACCACTCTTTTAAAGTGGGGGTCGTGGGTTCGAGCCCCACCGGGGTTACAAAATTGGGTTTGTATCACAATTGCGTTAGTGAAACGGTCTTTTAAATCGTGCTATGTGGGTTCGACTCCCACCAAGCCCACCAATTGTAATGAAGTAGCTGAAACCAGATAACGCAACTGGTCTGCCTTCCAAACTCGGAGAGAGTCCGACTCACTTCATTACATCTGACTCCGTAGCTCAATTGGTAGAGCACCGCCCTTTTAAGGCGGGGGTTATGGGTTCGAGTCCCATCGGGGTCACAAAAACAAACATTGGGTTTGTATCATAACTGGCCGAGTGAAACTGACTCTTAATCAGTGCTATGTGGGTTCGACTCCCACCAAACCCACCAAATATACCATCTCATTGGCGTGACCAGCCGGCTCCAACCCGGTAATTCGTAAGAGTGGTTAAAGGTTCGAATCCTTTATGGTATGCAATTTTTACACATACGTGCATGGTGTAATGGTAACATAGAGCTCTCCAAAAGCTTTGATCTGGGTTCGAATCCTAGTGTGCGTGCAACATCAATGGAAGGTGGCTCGGCCGGTAAGAGGTCAGTTTGCTAAACTGAAGCCGGGGTAAAACCTGAACAGGTTCGATTCCTGTACCTTCCGCACAATGGTATAAGTCCTTTGAGAAAGGTAATGGTGGGTTAGTTGTTTATGATGTAAATCTTTTTATCCAAGTAGAAAGTTATCTATACTACCGAGGGGGTAAGACTACCCGAGAGCAATATCGGTTATAACAACTTTGGGTTTGAATCCCATCTTATATCTGGAAAAGACATGGAGATCCCTATTTGGCGTAGTTATCAATTTCGAAAATTGTGAAGTCGGTGAGATTCCGGCGTAAGGGTTCGACTCCCTTGATCTCCGCATTATTGGAAGGTTATCGAAATGTGAAAATAAGCACTTTTCGATTTTTATATATATTAATAAAAATAAAATATTATGTATAAATGTGATAAATGTAATTATGAAACATTAAATATAAGTGAATTGGCTAATCATTATCAATATTCACATAAAGAAAATAAAAAAGTAATTTGTGAAAAATGTGGAAAAGAATTTAAAAACAAAAAAGGTTTAAAATGTCATACTAAAAATTCTTGTGAAAAAATTATTAAAAAGAAAAATACAAACCACATATGTCCAAAATGTAATCTTCACATTCAATGTCATATTCTAGAACATATAGATTGTTGTGACGGTAATGGAACAAAATTAAGAAAAATAATCAAAAAGGAAAAAATATCATACAAAGGTTTATCTTTTGATGAAAGGTTTGGATTTGTAAAATCGAATGAAATAAAAAATAAAATGTCAAATAAATTAAAAGGAAAATCAGGATTTGGTTTAACAATTGAATCTGAAAATAATAGAAGAAAAAAATTATCTGAAATAGCAAAGAAAAATGGATATGGTGGTTATATAAGAGGTTCTGGTAGAGGTAAGAAAGGTTGGTATGAAGAATATTGGTGTGATAGTAGTTGGGAATTGGCATGGGTTATTTATAACTTGGAACACAACATACAATTTCAAAGAAATACCGAAAAATTTGAATATTATTGGAAAAATAAAAATCATTATTGGATACCAGATTTTATTAGTGATGGTATTTATTATGAAATTAAAGGTTTTTGGACTGAACAAAATGAATCTAAATTTTTATGTTTTAAAGAACCATTAAAAATATTATATGAAAAAGATATTAAATTTATAATTGATTATGTTATATCCAAATATGGAAAAGATTATATTAAATTATATAATAATTATGAAGAAAAAAATTGTAATATATGTAAAGGACATATTTGGAGATATAACAAATCAGGAATATGTATTAAATGTTCAAGGAAGATTGACTGAAAGGTAAAGTACTAGCTTGGAAAGCTAAGGTCGGGAGTAATCCTGAGTCGGATCGTTACCGGCATCTTCCGCTAAAATTTCATTTCAGGATTAATATATAGTTTTATGATAACTATATTTCGTTTATTTGAGGAACAAATCCAACAAGATTTTTGGTATCATGGTTCTTATTCTGATTTCGATAGTTTCAAATTAAAAAAAGGAACTTATTTGGATTTGAATTATATAAATCCTATATTTTTTTCAAGTGATTATGAGTTTTCGAAGTATTATGCCAGATATAAAAATGGAATAATTTATACAGTTAAATTATTGACAGATAAAATATTTGACCCATCAAAATTACCAACAGATTTAGATTTATATTATTATGAAACTGGAAATGTGAAAAATGCTAATTTAAATCATAAAAATTACGATTATGATTTAGCATTAAAATTAAGAAAGGATATAGATTCGTCATCAGAATTTGAAAATACAGATACATCAAATTTTTATAATGGTATTGTTTTTGGGGATTATTCTTCTATTGAAGATACATGGTTTTTTGATTGGTTGAAGAAAAATGATTTCGATGGTTGTTATGTATGGGAAACTGGTACTAAAAATCTATTTATTTTTGATCCAAATAAGATAGAGATAGTAAAGAAGGAAAAGTTGGATAAGACGAATGAAAATAAACATTTATTAAATTCTAAATTTTGGGATTGGTTTGGTAATTCAAAGGTAGTTGAGGGAAATGAACCGATGGTAGTTTATCACGGAACAAAAGAAACCTTTGATATTTTCGATGAAAAGAAGATTGGTTGGGGAACTGGAAATTACGGTCATTACGGTTATGGATTCTATTTTTCTGATGATATAAGAGAAGCAGATGGTTATGGTGATAAAATCATGAAATGTTATATAAAAATTGAAAAACCATTTACTGGAACTGATGAAGAAATGTTATTATTAAAAAGGAATGGTGTAAAGAATATTGATGATATGGTGATTCAGTCTATTGATTTTGATTCTTTATATCAGGAAATAAAAAGGGTGGACCCCACTTTAGCTATTTTGGTGGATTATATTAAACTGTATGGTTTATCAGATGCTTGGGATAAATTTTCGGATGAAAAGATGGGTTATAAAGATTACTATAATGATATTTCCAATATTGTTGATGAATTTACATTAGGTAAAGATACAAATGAAGTACCAGAATATGTTTTTAAGGAATTAAAGGATATGGGTATAAATTTAAGAAATTTGAAATATAATCAAGGGTTTAAATATGATCAATCTTTACATTGGATAACAAAATTGGGTGAAATGAGTAAATATGTAACCGAAATAATTAAGAAACTTGGTTACGATGGTGTCATATATGGTTCGGAACATGTTGTTTTTTATCCTAATTATATAAAGTCAATAGATAATGATGGTAGTTGGGATAAGGATGATGTAAATATTTATTCTTAAAAATAATTTTTGGTAATGAAGTATATAAAAAATTTGTCACAATTTTTAGTTGAAAGATTTACAACCAATAGTCGTAAAATGATTGATTTGATTAATTATTTTGAAAAAACGGTAGAAGAAAAAGAAGAAGAATTACCAAAATTCTTTGATGATAATTATCCAGATATACTTCAGAATTGGTGTATGAATAATTCTGAATATTTTGTGGAATTAGACCAATACGATTCAGAGGAAGAAGCATATGATAATGTTATACCACCAACAACACATTATGAGTTAAATTATTACCCGGAAGCGGAAAAAGCATATAAAGAGTTTCTTGTTGGAATTGTTGATAATGTTTTTAATAACAATTCATATAATTTAGATTTGTGTATATTACCATTATATGTAACGTATACTTATGAGGGAGATGTAGAAAATGATTGGTTAGTTCATTTTACGAGTGATGGTGATTCTCAAAAAAGTATATTAAAATCTGGATATTTTCATGGAATATCCAATATGTATAATCTCGCTATATCAGCTGCCGCTGATGAATGGGTTGAAGATGGATATTGTTTTAGTTTTGATTTAAATGATGTTGGTTATAATTTTAAAAGTGGTTACAGTCATTACGGTGAGTATGGAATTTTGTTTAAATCTAGTGGTATTAAACTTTATCATAATGGTGATGATGAAATACAAACAATATTTATAGGAAATCAGGTAAGTAATTTGATTCCATTTTGGTATGATCCTAAAACCAAGGAACTTTATAATAAAGATAACACTATTCGTACAAAAGATAGTGATGAATTTTTTGAACAGATGACAAAGTGATTACTTACAATCACATTGATTTCTTCTCTTGATAATAAGGTCTGTTAATTCCTTTTCAAAATTTGGATTCATTTCTTTAGCCATTGGAAGAATATATTTTTCTGTTTGATCTAAATACTGTGCAATTTTGAAATCGGAATGGGTATCTAAATGTAAATCGGTAAGATTACTGATTCTATCAGCACATTTAAGAATTTTTGCACGTTTTGAACCTGTTGTAAGTACACGTTGTAAATAGACTTCTTTCAGTTCACCGTCTGGTTTGGTAACTTCTAACACAAGGTTTAAAACTTCATTACCATCTTCATCAATATTTCGGATTTCATCAAGTGCTTCCCAGTGAAAATCTTCAACTAAATCGTGAAGAAGGGCTGCTTTAAGTAGGATACCATCTTCAAAATATTTGTAATCAAGAAGGATACCCAGAGTGGCGAATGAATGGCGGAATTGATTACCACCAACTTTACGGCTCACACCAATCAATGCGGTTGCTTTTAAGATGTAGGGAGCCAGAACCAGATTTTTTAAGGTTGTTAGATTGTCCATGACTTTATATATTAATGTTTACAATAAAGTTACGATAATATTTTCAGATAAAAAAATTAAGATTTTTTATTTTTTCTTATTTTCTTTACAAGTTTATAGATGGTTAAACCACCATATATTATTACACAACACATTACTACATAAAACATAATATGTGGATGAGCGGTAGCTATTTCAATCATTCTTTCCATAAATATATCTTTTCTTTTATATATTATTATTTTTTAAACTTTTTTCCATTGTTCTGCTATATTTAATAAAAAATTTTTGATGATGGATAGTTACATTAAATTAAAGGGTGATAGACTAATTATAGCTATATTGATTGAAAAATATTTAAAGGATAATATTGATTTATATAGGAAAAGTAGTGATAAAGTAAAAAAGGGTATAGAAATGTTTATACAACCACAATTATTTTATGTATTGGGTTTCAGTTATAAAAAATATAGTGGTTTTATTTCACAAAGATATAAAGATGATTTAATAGAAAACCCATCAACAAAACCATCATACAATCATTCTGAACCGCGTTTACAAGTTTGTAAGAAGTTATTCGAAAACTATGATAAATACGATTGGACGGGAGATGGCATTGTAATAGAAAGAGAAGTTAACACTTTTAGATTTGATATCTACACACAATCAGAAAACAAAGGTAGATATAAGGAAGAAAATATAACGAGAATACCAATGCCTTTAGAAACAGTACAAAAAATGAAAAGGTATCAGACTTATTGGGATAAAGGTTGGTTTAGATCCAGAAAATTGACTTTTGAAGAAATACAAAAGATTCCATTAAATAAAAAGTTTAAGAATGAGGTTGAATTACTGAATGTTATCATTACCATATGATATTATCATTACCATATGATATTATCATTACTATATGATAATGGACAAAAATAATGATAACATATTATTTATCAAAACGATAAACTTATTTTTGATCGATAAATCTTATTGGTTTATTGAGAATTTTCCACTATATCATGTATTTTTGGTAAAAATGGTAAAAATTTTCCACTAATTGATGATTTGTGTATAAAATTTTCCATTAAAGGTATATAATAGCATTAATATCGTAAATAACATAGTTTGTAGCTTCCGGCATTACCTTATCTTTGAATTTGTTTCCTTTATAACCCATGTCTTTTAAAAACAGGGAAGCGTTTTTTTGTGATTTTAATGTATATGACAACCATTCATAAACTTGTTTATTGGTGATATCTGAAATATATTCGATGAAATCAGTTTGAAATTGTTCAATATCATCTTCTGTTACATCATCATTTCTTTTCAATTCTGATAAAATTTCTTGTGCTTCATTTTCATATGTATATTCATCAAAATCAAAATAATTACCAGATTTAAGTCCGAATTCTTTAACAAATCCGGATTTAAGAAAATATCTTCGTGCAACTTCTTCTGAATCTGAAAAATAGAATCCCCAACCGCCTATATTTTTACCATCACCAGAACCGATTTTATTTAAATCGAATGTATCGAAATTTCTATCAGATCCGTGATATACATCAATTGGTTCCGAAATATATTCTTCAAATAATTTTAGGTGTTTCATAAGTTTATATATTAAATTTTTTTTATATCCAAAAATATATTAATTTTGTAATATGAAACTAATAGAAGTTAGATTTAAAATCAGATATTTACTTGAAGAGAAAGTCAAGGTATTGATTCATAAAGTTGAAGTTGAATCGGATTCAACAGATAAAGAATTGGATCAACAAATTACAGAATATTATTGGAAAGAAATTGTCCAACCAGAAGATAAAAAAATTGCACAAACATATCCATACGAAATAATATGAGAAATAATTCAGGTTCAGTATCAGTTTATCGTGAAATCGAAGTCGGTAATGAAGAATATATTGAAGTCGAATTCACCGGAACAGTAGAAGAAGTTGATAATGGAATCGGTCCCTATGAATTTTGGGGTCAAAAGGGGTTTGATAGTCAACCCGGATTGGAAGTCCAAGAATTTGAATGGGACCGTAGTCTTTATACGGATGATGTCAATAAAATCATCGAAAAATTTTCAAATGAAGATGAAGATGGTATCATGAGTGAAATGTGTGAGAAGTATGAACCTTATGAACCGGATTACCCTGAACGTGATGAAGATTATTAATTATGATGAATTATAAACCTGTACCAGAAGAATTTAGAAAAGGTTTAAAACCCGGTGATTTGATTAAAATATCGGGTAATGATATTTTGTATAGAATTTCATATTTGAAATATCCATCTGAATTTGGTAATCCTGTGGATAATGGTGTTGTTGAATATTGGCCGGAACATACAATGGTTGCAAGTCCAAGGATGGTTAAATTAGATGCTATTGATACAATTGAAGAATTAACAGATTATAAATTAATCACATTGAAAACCGATGAAATCACCAACAACAGTTAAAGGTTATTTAAAGATGTTGATTCATATAGCGAATGATTCCGCTCATGATTTGAAAAATGTTACTGATGATGAAGTTCGTTTCATTGGATATATCAGGGGTGCAATTCAAAATGAATTAGGTGATTCTGAATGGGAAGATATAATGAAAAAGTATAAATTAAAGTGGCCGAAATAATATGAAACACGTTATCAAAAATTTTCTATTATATTTTGTATTAGTAATAGAGTGGGGAATTATTATTGGTGGATTTGTGTTTTTTTTAATGTATGTAATCTAAATTAAATAATATGAACAAACCAACAAGAATAGAAATCGCTATTGAAAACATGAAGTCCAGATTGAAAAAAGCCGATATGGACTTGATGTTATTAACTAAACAACGTGAAACTCTTCAAAATGAGATTTGGGAGTTGGAAAAAATTAAGGATGATAAATCTTTTGATGGATGATACACAACAAACATAATTTAAAAGTTGGTGATACGGTAATACTTGATTCTGATTTTGTGAATCATAGTGAAGTGAAAATCGTTAAATTTACACCGATGGAAATGTATGCAACAGTTCATTCTATTGAAGATGAAAAAAATACATGGGAAGTTATGACATACCGATTAACACCAAAAATAAATGGCTGAAGGATTTTGTGGATTTTGTAATAGATTTAAAGAATTAACCTTTCATCACTATATACCAAAGACTTTACATAAGAACAAATTGTTTTTAAAATTGTTCACTAAATTGTATATGAGAACACATGGTATTGATTTGTGTAAGGATTGTCATGATACTGTCCATGATTTTTGGGATGAAAAAAATCTTGGTAAGGAATATAACACAAAAGAAAAGATTTTATCAGATCCAAAATTTATTAAATATTTGAATTTCATTAAAAAACAAGACTAATGTTTAAATCAAAAATTACCGGTGATCCCACCAGTCCAATAAATGAAATCAGAATCAAAATGAATAATGATTCATTTATAAAACGTGCCAAAAGACATTTTAAAGTTTGGTATGGTTTTAAAAAATGTACTGTTTTATGGTTTCTTTCGGGTGCAACTTCCGATAATCGTAAAAGATATGATAAATGGATGGGTTGGAATGAATAATATTAAAATCTAATGGGAGTTAAAACAATATCGAAATTTAAAGAATTACCATTTGAAATAGGTAAAACATATACAACCAAATTTCAAACCGGTGAAAAATTCTTATTGACTAAAATAAAATACAATACAAAAGGTGATAGAATCGGATTTGATGGAATTTATGAAAAATGGGAATATTTGGGTGAATGTCCATTGGGTCCGGATAGATTGATTTCCGATAGAATTGAAGATGGTTTTATTGAAATTTGTGATTGTTGTAATTTTCCAATAAAAAAGAAATTCGAATAATTTTTTATATCAGAAAAAATTATTATCATTGTGGAAATGGAAAAAAGTAAACTTTTTCGTTAAATATATATACAATAACAATAAACGTTCTTAAATATAAAATAAATCGAAGCGGTGTGAAGAGTTACTTCAATGCTATGGAAACAACACTTTTCACGAATATTCTCGGTTTTTATGATAATTAGGGTAATCAACATATGTTGGTTGTCCTGTTGAAGCGGGTTTTAGGGTTACTTCAAAATTAGACAGAAAGATTCCGGGGACGAAAGTCCCTTCAAAAATAAGGAATCAAAAAAAGTTTCAAATCACGTTCTTAAAACGGATAGTTTAAAATCAAGTTCTTAAAACTGATCGTTTTTCTAAGTTTCGTAAGAATTTAGAACCCCCTAATAACAAAATTCTCAACAAAGATTATAAAAAACCGATATTTGGCTTTGAAAAAAGTTATTTATCGGTTTTTTTATTTTAAAAATTTTAAGTTATGGAAAAGAAAAATTATATTTTGGTTCAGGAATGGGTGGGTGACGCTTTTAGTGTCTGTGGTATTTATGAATCCTTAAAGGATTTCATTAAAGATTATAAGGAATACATTGAAAGAGATGGTACAGTTAAATTTATAAAATATGAAATACCAAAAAATAAGAAAAGATATGATGATTGTGATCTAGTAATTCATGTTGAATTTGACGATGGTAGACCACCAGTAAAAGGTAATTATCGTTTCATTACAAAAAATATAACATCAAATACAATAATTTATTAATATGGAAAAGAAATTATATTTAGTCAATACCACAAATAATGATAGGTGGGAAATACTTTGTGGAAATTATCTTATTTTAGCTCATTCAGAAGATGAGATTAGAAATATGAAATTTGATCCAATAGTTAAAGAAATATTAGGAATTACATTAATTGAAGAATCCATTTTTACAAATGGAGTGTTTGAAATCAATCAAAGTGTTACAGAATAATAAAATAAAAAGAAAGGAAAAATATGTCGAAATTTAAAGAATCAGCAGTAAAAGACGGAACAAGAGGTTTTTACGAAAACCAAGTTGAAAATTTCATGGGTGGTGTATCATTCACAATTAATCCATTGGATACATTGAGAATTGTTGCCGCTTCATCAATCTTTGGTGAACCATCATATTACAGGGATGGTTTCAAAAGTGATGCCTATATCAAAAATATAGCACAATTGAACGAAACAATGTTTGGTTTTATCTTCAAAGATACCAAATCAACACTTGATGTGTTTACAACTGCTATTAAAGATTCTTTGGAATTTGATTTCAAGGGTACATTGGATCTTGCTGTTCGTTTGAGAACAGAATTCAATATGAGATTGAACCCATCAGTTATCTTTATTTACGCTTGTGTTCATCCAAGTAGAAAAAAATTCAATGAAGAACATCCGGGATACATGAGAGATTGTGGTAGAAAAATTGTTCAGAGACCTGACGATATTACCAATCAGTTCGAATATTTTACTTTCTTGAATGGTTCAAAACAACACTTACCAAGTGTTATCAAGAGATTATGGTCAGATATTCTTGGTGATTTGACACCTTACCAAATCAACAAATACAAAGGTAAATTATTGATTGACCTTGTTCGTATTTCACACGCACATTCAGATGCTATTAATGAGTTGATGAAAACCGGAACTGTAAAAGTTACCGAAACTGAAAAGACTTGGGAAAACTTGAAGTCCGAAGGAAAGACATGGAAAGAAATTCTTAACACAATTAAGATTCCTCACATGGCACTTTTGAGAAATCTTCGTGGTATCTTCACCGAAATTGAAGATATTGAAACTGCAAAGAAAGTTTGTGAACAACTTAAAGGTGGTGTATTGTATGGGAAACAATTCCCATTCCGTTACTACTCAGCTTTCAATGCAATTGGAAGTGATGTTCACCACTATCAACTTTTGAAAGATTCCTTACAGGAATGTTTGGATATTTCAGTTGAAAACTTTCCAAAGTTGAAAGGTAAAACTATCTGTTTATCGGATAATTCCGGTTCAGCTTGGGGTGCTTTGAATTCCGAATATGGAACTGTTAAAATAGCTGAAATTGCTAACTTATCATCTATTATCACCGCTTTACAATGTGATGAAGGATATCTTGGTTTATTCGGTGATAGATTGAATATCCAATCGATTTCAAAGAGAAGTGGTATCCTTGATCAGTTACAAAAAGCCAATAAACTTGGTCCAGCACAGGGTGGTGGAACAGAAAATGGTATTTGGATTTTCTTCAGAGATGCTATCAAGAAGGGTATAAAATATGACAACGTATTTATTTACTCTGATATGCAAGCTGGTCATGGTGGATTATACGGTACAGATGCATCCGAATACAAAGAGTTTACCTATGGTGGAAGAGGTAACACTTATATTGATGTGATGAAACTTGTCGAAGAATACCGTAAAAAGGTTAATCCAAAGGTTAATATATTTTCCGTACAGGTTGCTGGATACAGTAATTCCGTAATTCCGGAAAATTATTACAGAAGTACAATTCTTGCTGGCTGGACTGGTAAGGAAGTCTTATACGCTAAAGAACTTATTGATACTTGGGATAGTATCGAAAACAGGAAATAAGTTCTAACTATTCGTTTGAAAAACCCCGTCATTGAAAAATGTCGGGGTTTTTTATTTTTAATTTTAAACTTAACCATTTTTTTAAGGTATAATTAATACCAGAATGCCGAAAATGGTGAAAAGAGTAGGCAAGTTTAAAATTCAAAATAATGATTCAAACAATTTTGTTGATAGCGGGTATTTCGTTAGCCGTTATTTTTCTATTGGTGCTCCTTTTCAGTTCATTACTGATTGTTGGAGGTAAGGAAATCAAAATATTGGAAAGACGCTGGTTTGGTAAGGAAATGCCAAAAGACAGGGTTTTTGCAATGAGTAGTGAAATTGGGGTTCAAGCGAGGGCAATAGGTCCGGGACTTAAATTCTTAATTCCATTTATTTACAAAAGAAAAAAGTATGATTTTACCGTAATTGGTAAGGATGAAGTCGGTCTGATTATATCAGTTGATGGTAATCCAGTTCCATCAGGTAAGATTTTTGCTAAAACAGTAGAATGTAATCTTTACCAAGATGGTGAAGCATTCTTGAAAAACGGTGGTGAAAAGGGTATTCAAATTCCAATTCTACCTCCGGGTATTTATCGTGTTAACCCTTTATTATTCAATATCAAGAATGAACCAGTAACAATTATTGGTGAAAATCAAGTTGGTATTGTCGAATCTATTGACGGTGCACCGATTCCATCAGGTAGGATTTTTGGTAAGGTTGTTGAATGTGACCTTTATCAAGATGGTGAAGCATTCTTAAAAAATGGTGGTGAAAAAGGTCCACAAATTAAAACATTACCTCCGGGTAACTATCGTATCAATACTCGTTTATTTAAAATTACACCTGTTAATGTAACTGTAATAGATAAAGGTCAGGTTGGTACTGTTACATCTCAAGATGGTCAACAAATTAGTGGTGGTAGACTTTTAGCTAAAACTATTGATGGTCATAATAATTTTGAAGATGGTGAATCATTTTTAAATAAGGGTGGGGAAAAAGGTCCACAGGTAAGCATCTTACTTCCGGGTAAGTATCGTATCAATACATCTTTATTTAGGGTTGAAATTAAAGAAACTATTATCATTCCTGATAAAAAAGTTGGTATCGTTGTAGCTCGTGATGGTAAACCTTTACCAGAAACTGAATATGTTGCGAAATCAATTGAAGGTCACAATAATTATCAAGATGTAACAAAATTTTTGGTAAATGGTGGCCAACGTGGTCCTCAGTTTGACGTTCTAAAACCCGGTACATATTACATCAATCCTTTGATGTTTAGTGTGGAATTGGATGATGTTGCAGTTATTGAACGTGGTCAGGTTGCTGTTGTTGTTTCTAACGTTGGTGAAGAACCACCACAAGTTAAGGAATTAATTAAAGCTGTGGCGGAAGATGAAAACAACGATGGTATTATTACAATACCAGCTACTGCACAACCAGTTAAAGATGGCGTTCCTACTGCTGGTAATGTAGAATCGAGGTTAGATACAGGTATCGAAAGATACGTTGTACCAAAGGGTTTTAGGGGTATTCAACAGGAAGTGGCTGGTCCGGGTATTTATTACCTTAACCGTAGAGCTTACATCGCTTATGTTGTTGACACCACTAACATTACAATTGACTGGGATGAAGCTAAAGAAACAGTTTTCGATCCGTTGAAAGTTGTATCACATGATGGTTTTGAAATTAGTGTAGCTGTTAAGGTTGTTATTAGGGTTCGTCCCGACCAAGCTCCTTATATGGTGGCTAAGATTGGTTCAATTCAGAATTTGATTGAACACGTTATCCATCCTATGATTGACTCATCATTCCGTAATCAGGCTTCTGCTACATCAGCTATGGCATTCATGCAGAATCGTCACGAAGAACAACAGAAAGCTGAAGAACGTGCAAGACACGAATTAGAAAAGTATCACGTTGAATTAGTATCTGTTCTTATCTGTGCTATTATACTACCTGAAGATTTGATGAAAACACAAACTGAAAGGATTATTGCTCAACAGCAACAAGCGATGTATTTTGAACAGGAAAAAGCTCAGAATTCTCGTATATCTATGGAAAAGACAACAGCTACTGCTGACAGACAGAAAGAACTTGTTCAGTCTGAAATTGATGTAAAAGTCGCAGACAACCTTAAACAGAAAGCTATTAAAATGGCAGAAGGTAAAGGTGAATCTACAAGACTTGAGAAAGCAGGTGAAGCGGCAGGTATTGAATCGGTTGGTAGGGCGGAAGGTATTGCAATCGAAGCCAGAATGGGTGCTACCGCTGAAGGTTATGAAAGACAAAAAGCAGCTATTGGTGAAAATGGTGTTATTTCTGTTCAGATTGCTGAAAAATTATCACAAGGAAATGTGAAAATTGTGCCAGATACATTAATAACAAGTGGTGATAATGGTAATGGATTGGGTCAATTATTAGCCGGTTTTCTTACTAAAAAGATTACGGAACCGAATGATAATGAAAAAAAGTCGAATGATAATGAAAAAAAGTAATTGTTATTTTGAAGAGGATAGTAGCGTTTCGACATCGTTAAAGACGACCTCATAAACGGATAGAACGAGTAAAAAATCCCATCAATTAATTTTGGTGGGATTTTTTTATAATTTCAATAAATTCTATATAATTTTTATCTATTATAAAAAGATAATTATAACCACTATCTATTGTATATTTTCCTTTTAAAATATTTATATTCAAATTTACATTATATGTATATTTTGATTTTATTTCTATGATTAGATTTAATGGTTCATAATAAAAATCAGAAAAATAATAATGTTCTTTTTCATTAAAAATATATTTTATTGTTTTCCCTTTTTCAATTTTAATATTATTTTCAAAACAAAAATCCAGAAAATGTTTTTCATAATTACCCCTATAATTTAATCCATTATGATGTTGTTTCAATGAATAATTATTCTTTTGTTGTTTTATAAAAATATTTTCATTCTGCATCACATTTATTACACCATACTTTTCAAAAATTGTTTTATTTGCCAATTCTCTTATTTCTTTATTTTGGAAAACATTTTCACATCCATATTTTCTTAAACAGGTTTCTTTGTTTTTTTCTAGATTATTATAATTTTCATCATCATATTTTTTTAAACGTGTTTCTTTATTTTTTTCAATATTTCTGTAATTTTCATTGTTATATTTATCCAAACATGTTTTTTTATTTTTAACTTTCGAACATTTTTCACAACAACAATAAATGTTGGTATTTTTTATGTTTTTATTATATGTTTTATGTGATATTTGTTTTTCTTTTTCACAAATATCACATTTGACATTTATAATCAAATGACTACTTTTACTCAAATGATTAATAGGAATTGATATTTCATCACCTGTTTTTAAATTTTTATATCCAAGTTCTTTTAAATGTTTGAAGTTAGATCCATATAACTTTATTTTTATTTCTTTATCTATTATCATTTTCTTTTTTATCTTTTTTCATATTGGTTAATATTAATTGAATAATGTAATCTGTCATAGACATATAATTATCTTTCGATTTTAATTTTACATATTCGTAAATATCATTTGGTATCCAGAAATTAAATAATTTTTTATTTTTCATCTTTATTATTTATTTATTTTATCTTTATATATTAATATTCAAATATCATTTTTTGATTTTTTATATATAATGAAATGATAACAAATTTTGAACATTTTTTAAACGAAAAATTTGAATTCGAATATGACATTAAAAAAGAATTCGATAACTTAAATAAATTATTGTTCGATAACGAAGTACCGTTTCCAGAAATATCGTTCGATTCACATAAAACAAGAGTTGCTTGGGTTAGTAGTAAAGGTGAATACAATAAAAGTGGATGGTCAAACATATATGATATAGTATTACATTTTAATAAAAATATATCTTTAACTCCCGAACAATTTAAAAATACTTTAGCACATGAAATGATTCATTTGTTATTGTATCATAGAAGAATTTTTAGAGATTATGGTGGTGATCATGGTGTTATTTTTACTAGAGAAATGGATAAAATAAACAATATGAATGTTGGTATTAAAATATCACCAAAGAATGACACTATTACACCGTTTCAACAAAGAGAAAAGAAAGAAAAAGATTTCTATGTTATATTTTTTAATTGGAAAGACGAAAAAATTCTTTGTCCTTTTTCTGTAAAAGAAGAATGTGAAAAATTTTGGGATATTGCTATGAAATCATTTAAGATAAGTTCACCAAAAGATCTTATTCTTTATATGGCAAAAACAACATTAAATGAAATCAATTTTTATTCAGTTGCGAGAACAGCAAAGAATGTTAAACAATATAAAATTCCTGAAGAATTATATAATAGGTTAATCGGAGAATCCGAAATAATTAGAAAAGAAACCGTTATTAAATGATAACTAAATTTAAACTATTTGAAAATTATAATTCTATTCAAAAATGGTATCATTTTAGTGATGTTGATTATGTAAAATTAAAACCACAACCATCACATTCTGATCCATCTGGAATTTATTTATTTCCAGATTATGCACTTGATGAATTGAAAGCTTATTGGAAAAAAAAGAAATATAGATTCACTATTACCTTAAAACCAAATTTGAATATTCTAGATTTAGATGAACTAACAAAAGAACAGGAATTGGAAATAGTAAAGAAACTGGATACACAAAATTATGTCACTTTTCAATCATTTATGAAATATATGAAAGACGAAAGTGAATATTATAATTTCTGGCAATATATCAGAACAATTTACGATAGAACAATTTATGGTAGAGAAAATTCCAATGTAGGTAGAACAGAATTTATGAAATTAGGTTATGATGGTATATTTAGTAAAACAAAGATTCATACATACGAACCACAAATAATTGTATTTGAAGAAGATAACATAAATATCATTAAAGTGGAAGAAAGAGATAAAATTAATTCATCTGTTCCATTTATGAAAAGGATAAAGGATGATATTTATGGAATAATAAAACAGGAAGATGGATTAAAATGGAGTGAAGAAACAGATGAATATAGAGGTAGTCCGTCATATTCAATAACTGTCAAAAAAGGAGATAAATCATTCGGTATAAAAATACATTACACAAGTAATGATGAAGGTAATATTTATGTTAACATTTCACCATACAGAAGTAATAGAGGATATTCAATGGGTGGATTTATAAATATATACGAACCCGATTGGGAAGATTTTGGAAAACAAGTAACAGTTGATTTATTAAAGGCAATTGATGATATTGAATAATCTGTTAATCTTCCTTTGTTAACAAAGTATAAGCTGCCTGAACTTCTTGAAACTCCTTTGTTGCGTTAACATTATCTGGGTTTCTATCTGGATGAGTTTCAAAAGCTCTTTTACGATATGCTTTCTTGATTTCTTCTGGTGTTGCATTAGATGAAATACCCAAGATTCCATAAGGATCCATATCACCCAAAATACCTTTAGCTTCTTCGTAACCCATTTTTTGTCTGAATGCTGACCTCCATTTTTCTTCATTACCATAACCCAATTTATCCACATCATATTTTGGATAACTGTTTAAGATGTCAGCGAAACTTCTTTTTGGTTTGTTTGGATCTCTTGGTCTTGCCATTTCAGAAATGTATTTGTCGTAGGATTTGATATTTTTATCCATAATGAAATCTTTTTCTTCTTATATATTAAACTATAAAAATGAAAAATTAGATTTCCTTTGTCTTTTTATAATGTTCTATGATATTATCAATGGAAATTAAATCATATCCGACATTATCGACACCAACATCAATACCACCTTTAAATCTGATATAATTCCCATGACTATGACCAAATATTGAAATAACATTATCTTTAATCGGTTGGTGTTGATAATGTGATAAAATAAAGGTATATGTTACACCATCTTTTTCATAATCGAATTCATAATTATATTTCCACCATTCTATTTTACCAATATTCAATAGGAAATTAAGGATCTGACTTTTATCATGATTACCTTTGATAAAATATATTTTTCCTTTTAATTGATTTACAAAATATCCAACTCTTTTTTTAGAGCCAAATGATAAGTCACCTAAATAATAAACTTCATCCCAATCCTGAACAACAGAATTCCAATGGTTTATCATTTCACGATTCATAGTTGGAATATCTCGAAATGGTCTATTACAGAATGTAATAATACCACCTGTTTTGTTAATGTGATCCCAGTGATGGTCAGAAGTGAAAAAAATCATATTTTTTGTTCAATATATACAAATATACTAAAAAACAATCTAATAAAAAAATGAAATGGTCAAAAGATGAAACGGATTATTTAATTAATAATTATGAAAATGAAGATAAACAAATTTTATTAGATAATTTACCATTAAGAAATTGGAATACTATAAAAAATAAATCTAATAAATTAAATCTAAATAGATATAATAGTACAAGAAGATATGCTGATATGAATATATTATTAGAAGATATAAATGAGACATATTATTGGATTGGATTTATAATATCAGATGGTCATATTGAAAATAATAGATTAACTATTAGATTATCTAATAAAGATGTAAATCATTTGGAAAAATTCAAAAAATTCATAAATTATACCAATGAAAATAATAAAAATAACAATAAATATAAAAAGTCTATCGGAATAAGTGTGATGGATACTAAATATTTAAAAAAATTATGTGAAAAATTTAATATAAAACATAACAAAACATATCATCCTTGTGATATATCAAAAATAGAAAATAAAGATTTATTATTAAGTTTAATAATTGGTTTTATAGATGGTGATGGTTGTATTAGAAAATTGAACAATAGGAAAGATTTTTCATTAAGTATTAAAAATCATAAAAATTGGGAAAATAATTTAGAATACATGTTAAAGTCAATATATGATAGTGTTAATGAAAAATGTAATATTGATGTTAATAATAAAAACGAATACCCTTATTTTTATATTTCAAAAACAACAATTATTAAAAAATTAAAACAAAGAGTTTTGGATCTAAATATTCCATATTTAAAAAGAAAATGGGATATTATAGATATGAATTATGTAAGTTTTTATGAAAAATCAAAAAATAAAAAAATAGAATTTTTGAAATTAATAAATGAAAATAAAGATATAAGTGTCAATGAACTATGTTTAAAATTGAATCTTAAAATAGGTTGTATTTATAAATATAAAAGATTACTAAAACAAGACAAATTAATTTAAATCCATCTTCCGAAACTGAGATTATTCTTTTGAGCCCAATCAGTAATAAAAGACATTTCATGATTTGTTGCTTTTCTGTTACCGAAACCACGAATCTGATTGATTTTGTAATCTTTTGATAATTCAATAGTTATCAATCTTTTTTGTGCACTATCATCTTTCAATGACCAAATTGAAACACTACCATTGGAACAATCCCTTGTATAACTTGATACACAATGACTTAATTCTCTTCCTTCTTTTACTAATTCTTTCGCGTATTTGATTTGGGTAATAGAATATGTTTTTTTAAGATCATCTTTACCAACAGTTAAAGAATAGTTGGGAATATTGAAACCTTCCCAGTAACCGTTGATATTATTTTTCGTTTTAGCAATTTTTTCATGCCAATCATCACTACTTTTCAATAAAGCGGCTAAAGTTCTACCTTTTGTTGTAAAATATGGATTTTCTTCATGAATCACAAACCAAATATAGTCAATAAGTGGTGAAACTTGATTGTAATTCATCATACCTTGTCTTGATAAGAAAGTAACAACATCAGTCCACAAATTAATGTTTGTTTTGAATCTATCAAAGGTGTTTATTTTATTATTTTCCATTAAGGAATTGAAAAGTAAACCATTACCATCTAAACCCATGACAAAAGACCAAATGAAAGCTTCTTCAACAGATAAATATTTTGGTGATTTGATAAAATTGAAAATCATTTTATTTGTCATTGGTATTGGTAAACAAGGATATTTTTTAAGACTTTTACCTTCACCCAACCAAAAGAATATATCAATTTCTTTGATTTTATTTTTGAAAAATGAATTATCGAAAAATTTGGGAGTTTCATACTTACAAAAAACATAATGAATTAAATCACTAGCGTTTTTATCAGAATTATAAGACTTTGAATTCCAAGTAAATGGGTCTCTATACCATCTGTGTTTTGAATTGGAAATTAATTCTGATACTGTTATGAATTCTGGATTGTCTAAAACATTAATATTGTTTTTAGACATATGAAGAAGAAGATTCTGAATTGTTTTCTTTTCCGGATTACCAGATATACCCTCAATTAAAGTTGCGGATTGTGATTTTTTACTTTTATCATTGACACGAAGAGTATATCCATCTAAAATCATTTTGACAACCTTGTGTTGGTTTTTCAAAATGGATGATTTAATGGGTATTTCTTTCTTTTTCACAATTTCAACTTTCGGTCTTGACATAATCATCAATTAGAATACAAATTTACGAATATTTTAATCAATAAAAAAATAAACTACCATATATATAACAAAGGAAATGATGAGATATATCCAAATATAGAACAAACATTTCAGTAAAACTAATCTATATTTAAAGCAGAAATTAAAAAGTAAAATTATGGTTACATTTATAAAAATTGTAAAAATGTTATTGACATTAATAGCATTAATGATTCAATTGTGGTTTCATTATTATTTGATAATAATTTTTTTATTATGGATAGCTCTTATTTTGAGTTCTATTGAAATAATTCTTATTCAAAAGAAATTACCATCAAAACAAAAAACACCAAAATACCGATCGAAAGATGTTGATTATAATTTATAAACGAAAATAACAATATATAAAATAAAACAAAAATACTTATGAATATTGATGCCTTTATTAAGAAAGAACTTATTTCATCTTTCCAAAAACAATACAAAGACGATTTATCATTTCCACATATAGAAACAGATGCGAATCGAATTATAGATTTCATTTCCAATGAATTCTCACCAAAATCTGCAACTATAACTTTCGATCCGTCTAATTTTTTCGCTTTTGTCGCTTTTTTATACGATGGTAAGATATTGTATCTATACATACAATTTTACAAAGAAGCTTTGACAAAAGTTAAAGTAGTATCAACTGATGGTAAGAAAGAAAAAACCGTATTCAAAGGTAATATTGATGAATTTATAGAATTTTATAGGAAAAAATAAGGTGGTAAAATTTTAATATATAAGGTAAAATAAATTATACCCTTATATGGAAAAAGAATTTCAAATACCATCCAATATACCAGTAATTGATAGAGAAGAAGATTATGCAAAAGTTGCAAGTGTAAATATTGTTGAAAAACAATCACAAACAACCGAACAAAGACCTGTTATTAGACCCGGAATTAAAACAACTGAAAGAATTATAGAAGGTTACGTTATTCCAGATAATATTCAAGTTATAAATAATTACAATGAAAATATTGAAGATTTAGAAGTTCCACCGATGGATTTGAATAAACCGTTACCGGAAGATGAACCATTTGATATTTGGAAAGAAGTTCAAGAAGAATTCGATAGTACTGATTATTTAACCGAAGATTCCGCTGGGAATGTTATGATTGATGAAGAAAAGTTATTCACTTGGTTAAAACAAAAATTATCATCTGTTACATTTTGTGAAACATATTTAACCGACAAATTAGATGGTGAAAATGGTGTTTTACAAGAAAATTCAACATTAATATTACAAAGTGATAAAGGTAGTAGATTTTTCCTAAATAAAACTGGACAATATCACCGTTTAGATGGTCCTGCTGTTGAATGGCATTTCGGAGCAAAAGAATTCTTTAAAAATGGCATCAGACATCGTATTGGTGGTCCTGCTTATGAATCCAAAGATGAAAAACAATTCTGGTTTGAAGGTAAACAATATAGTGAAAACGAATATTGGGAAGTATCAAAGGAAATAACTAGTTTAAAATAATAAACAATCCCTTTTATTTATAATATAATAATAAAAGGGATTTTTTATGAACAAAAGTGATGTATTAATTAAATGGACTGGTAGTAAAAGGTCTCAAGCGAAAGATATTATTGAATATTTTCCAAAATATATTGATAATTATTTTGAACCTTTTGCCGGAAGTTGTTCTGTTTTGTGGGATTTATTAAATAATAAAGATATTAGTGTTAATCATTATATTTGTTCTGATATAAATCCGGACCTGATATTCCTTTGGAATGAAATTAAGGAACATCCGGAAATGGTAATTTCAACTTATGAAACATTATGGAATTCATTAAATAGTATTGAAGAACAAGAAAAACGTAATGATTTATGGTATGATATAAGAAATGAATTTAATAAAAATAGAAATCCATATCTTTTCTTATTTTTAAATCGTACTTGTTATAATGGATTGATTCGTTATAATAATTCTGGTGAATTTAACACATCCTATCATTTTTCAAGAAAAGGGATAGATCCAAAATCTTTACACGACATCATTTTTAAATGGAATAAAATTTTGGTAGAAAAAAATGTCATTTTTAATCATGGAGATTATTTGGATATAATCACAAAAACCAATGATTTCATGTATTGTGATCCACCTTATTCAAAATCAGATTCAATGTATTATGGAAAAATTAATTACAATGAATTTTTTCTTTATTTAAATAATTTGGAATGTAAATGGATTTTAAGTTTTGATGGATTTCAAAATGAAATTAATAATATTTATGATATTCCAAAAGACTTATATAAAAAACACCTATTAATTGATTCCGGAATTAGTTCTTTTTCAAAATTAAAAGGAAACAATGTTTCTGTCAAAGAAAGTATATATCTAAATTATGAGTAATATAATATCTAAATTATGAGTAATATAGAATATAAATTATCTAAATTATCCCAATCAAAATTCAGATCTAAATTCCATTTATCTGAAAAGGACAAACAATATGTAAGAGATAAAGGAATTGATGTAATAAGGAAACATGCTGAAGATTTTGTAAATAAGAAATTAAAGGTGAAACTTCAAAATGATGGAAAACAAACACCGTTTAAGGGACATCCGGTTTTTATTACACAACACGCAACCGCAACTTGTTGTAGGGAATGTTTATATAAATGGCATCAAATTAATCCAAATATTGAATTGGACAATAATTTAATTATATATGTAGTAAATGTTATAATGACATTTATTGAAAATGAAATGAAAAAATAATAAAAAACAATATGAAATATTCAGAAAATTTTAAAAAGAGTCAACTTAAAAAAGTACCTAATGGATATGAAATGCAAATTGATTGTAAAGTAGTTCTTAATGTTACTGATGAAAATGGTAAATTTATTAAATTTTGGTTTGATACAAAAGAAAAAATGTTAAATGTTTTAGAAGAAAAATTTAGTCTATTAACAATTACATACGAATCTTAAATGAAATCAAAAAAAGGTAAATATTATTATAAAATCACCACAACGGAATGTGTTCTTTGTGGTCGTGGTAAAACCATAAGAGAAAGAGTTTATGGTAAAAAACCAAAAGATTTAAGTAAGGTTTATGATTATGAACAATTTGCTTGTGGCGAACATTTTTGTTAATTTTAAAAATTTGAAATATGAAAATTGAAGGTTGGAATGATTTCTATGACGGGTGGATTGCCTGTTTATTAGGATTTAGTAAAGATGAATCGAAAAATATGGCATGGAAAGAAGGTTGGGATACTGGTAATGAAACACCATGTGTTAGAGATACCGCAGATGTGATAATAGGTTCAATTAAACGTGACTACATAAAAGTAGAAGAATGAATCCATATGTAATTTCAGTTAGTAGAAGAGAAGATATTCCAGCTTTTCGTTCAGAATGGTTCATGGAAAAAATTGAGAAAGGTTTTGTAACTTTAACAAGTCCTTGGTCAACTTATGATGTATCATTCGATAAAGTTAAATTGGCTGTATTTTGGTCAAAAAATCCACAACCAATGATAAAATATTTGGATAAATTACCATTTAAATATTATTTTCAATTTACCTTAAATGGATATCCGGAATATGAATTGAAAGTACCACCAATAAAAGAAAGAATTGAAACTTTCAAAGAATTATCAAATAAAATTGGTAAGGAAAAAGTTATTTGGAGATTTGACCCAATTATTATATCCGATAAAGTATCAGAAGATATACTTTTAAAGAGAATTGAAAAAATTGGAAATGAAATTCACAATTATACAGAAAAATTAGTATTTAGTTATATTGACCCTTATAAAAAATTAGGTAATCAATTTAAAGAAATACCAGATGATGTTAAAGTTAGAGTTGCAAAACAAATCGTTGAATTTAATAAAAATTGGAAATTAAAACTTGCAACTTGTGCAGAAGTAATCAAATTAGATGAAGTAGAACATAATAAATGTGTTGATCCTGAACTAATTGAAAGAATTTGTGGTAAACAAAGATGGTTAACTGATACAAAAGACAAAAATCAACGAACAGAATGTGGTTGTTCACAGTCAACTGATGTTGGTTCATTTAAGATTTGTAAACATCGATGTTTATACTGTTATGCTCAATAACTTATTAAAATCAGTATAATTTTTATCAATAATAAATATAAAATTAAAACCTTTTTTTAATACAGATTTCTTTTTCAGTTCATTTATATCTTTAGCTAAATTGTAAATATAATTACTTTTTATTTCAACTATCAAATTATATTTTGGCAAATAAAAATCTGGAAAATATCTTTTTATTTTTCCATTGTATTCATATTTAAACATTTTCCCCCTTTCTATTTTAAAATCTTCATTGAATTTAACAAGAAAATCTAATTCATAAGACCCTTGATAATTTATATCTTTATAAATTTCTTTTTTGAAAAGATTTTGATGATATTTATGTAAAATATCATCATTTAATAAGGGATGTATAACACCATATTTTTTCAAACAAGTATCTTCATATCTTTCTTGAAATTCTTCTGTTTTTGTATAATTATCAACACCATATTTTTCTAAACAGGTATTTTTATATCTTTCTTGAAATTCTTCTGTTTTTGTATAATTATCAACACCATATTTTTTCAAACAAGTTTTTTTACATTTTTCTTGAAATTCTTTTGTTTTCGTGTAACTATCAACACCATATTTTTTTATTATTGTGTTTTTTCCTTTTTGTTTTATTTCGTCATTTTGAAGAGGATATTCAGTACCATATTTTTCCAAACAAGTCAATTTCGATTTTTTCTTATTATTATAATTTTCATTACCATATCTTTTTAATTTGATTTTTTTGACATTTTTTTTACAATCATCAGTTTTCGAATAATTATCAACTCCGTACATCTTCAAACAAGTTTCTTTATAGCTTTTTGAATTATTATAATTTTCATTTCCATATCTTTCTTTTTTTGTTTTCTTTTGTTTTAAATAACAACATTTTTTACAATAATAATTGTCAGTACAACCACTTGTTTGACTGTAATATTTTCCATATTCTATGTTTTTTTCTTCATTACAATTATCACATTTAATTTTTATCATAACATGACTTCCGTTGGATAATAATGATATATTTATTTTAAATATATCACCGACAACACATTTAATTCCTTTATTTTGATAATATTTTGCTTGTTTCCCACTTTTCAAGATGATATTAACTTTTTTTGATATTATCATAATACATTCAATTCGTTTTTATCAATTACATTATTTTCAATTAAATCTTTGATAATTAAATATTCTATGTATTTGGATGAATTTTCAATATTTTCAATCAAATATTCTTTGATTTTAGGATTTAAAGCTACTGTAATATTTGTTTTTGTCTTGATTTTCTTCATTTTTTCTTGATGTTTTATTGTTATATATAAATTAAATAAAGTCATATTTTTCCATTTCTTAAAACTAAATGATAAAAAAATGATATAATTTAAAAGAACAATTTTATATGGGAAGACCTAAAATAAAGGATAAAAAAATTACTATGTCAATTACTATAAATGATGTAGTGAATGAAAAATTAGAAAAATACTTGGAAGAAAAAAGACTAAGTAAATCTGAGTATGTGGAATACTTAATTAAAAAGGATATTAAGGATAAATTATTATAATATGGAAAATATAGTAAAAATAGAAATTGATGGACTTCAATTAAAGTTATTTTATTCAGAAGATGGCAAATTGAATAAAGTCACCAAAGATGCTAGAAAATTGATGCAATCTTTTATACAAATTGGTAATGGATATGAATTTAGTCCACCAACAGAAGGTGGTGGGTTTATAAAAGAATCCCAATGTGATGTTAGGTGTGTTTTCATTCCAGAATTCAATATTTATTTACCAATGTACCTTTATGTGAAACCAGAAAAAGAATTATGAAAAAAGAAAATTTAGAAAAATTATTTTCTGATGAATCATTCATCGGAAATGTGTGTTTATCTTACAGACATGATTTTGGAATCATGAATGAAGAAGATAAAGAAAAATTGAAATTCCAATGTAAAGAATGGATGAGATCAATAATAAATAATTTCAATGATGAAATTCCATTAAAAACTCAATACTCAAAAACTGGAATTCCTTTTATGTACCCACATCTTGAAGAAGATAAAATTTTCAATGACAATTTTCATATCATAGAAAAATATGCCAAAGAACAAGATAATAATAAATTTGGAGATTTTGGAACACCTAAAAGTAGTAATTATCCAGTATTTATATTTGAATATAAAGGGGTAATTCATCCAACATATTATGATTTCACATTTAAAAATGCACTATTTCGTTATTGTTGGGTAGAACCAATTGAAACATTTCGTCGTGGTACACAAACAGTATATCGTTATAGAACAGGAAGTTATTACGTTATTTTCGATTACGAAAAAGAAGGTTTTGGAAATTATAAATTATAAAATATGGAAAGTAATTATAAAAAAATAGTCAATTTAAAAAATATAATTTCATCTAATATTTTTTTCCCTATATTTCAACCATATTCGGAAACATTTACATTTGAAAATTTTATAATTTCAGTTAAAATAGGATCTAATCCAAATGGTATTAGTATTTGGTTTCAAGATGATAGACTACCATATCACGTTAGTTATTTTATTACGGAATTTGATAATGAAATTATTTCATTAGATGAAAATACCACTCATATGAATGTAAAAGAAATAAACATGGAAAATCTACCTATTATGACTTGGTATAATTGGAAATATTTTGAAAAATGTATTCCGGAAAAATTAGTTGCATCAAAAATAGAAGATTATGTATTTAGTACAACTGTTACTGAATGGACAAAATTATCAAGCAGAACTGAAAAAATTATAGATTTATATAATTTTGAAAATGATTTTGAAAAAATATTAAATGATTTTTTAAAAATGTGCAAAGACACAATCAATGAAAATAACGAATTACCAATATTAAAAGAAAATGGGAAGTAATTACAAAAAAATAGAATATGAATCCGAAGGTGCATACGGATCAGTAGAAAAACATTGGTTGTATTTCAAATCAAGTCGTTCAAACGATTATGTTACAGTTTATGATGATGAATTCGATCCTATTTTTTCTTACTGTGATAGTGGTGACTTTGATATGGGTAAAGCATTAGTTGTTGCTTGCACGAATTGGAATGATGAAAGAATGGAAAACCTAACAATTGAAGAAATACAAAAATTAAAATAATAAAATATGGAAAAAGAAAATGTAATAGATCCTAATGATCCAGATATAAATTTATATGAAAAGGATATAATAGAAATCGAAAAACTCCAATTATCTGATGATATAAAAAAAGTTTTATTGGAAATGAATGATTTATATTGGAAATATGCCAACTGGACACCAGAAAGTCAAGGATTTGATTATCGAGTTGCCGAAGGAATTAAAATGTGTATGGATTTATTAAAAAAATTATAATGAATTACTATTGTTTTAAATGTGGAGAAGAATTAACACCAGAAAATAATGGAATGTTAATTAATGATGGTGAATTTGCACAATGTGATGATTGTCATGAAATAGAATTTGGATGTTACATATGGCCTATGCAAACATTATTTAATAAAAAGAAAGTAAGAAATATGAGAGCTTTAAGTTGGAAACAACCATTTGCATCATTGATGTTATATGGTAAAATAGAAACAAGAACATGGAAAACTGATTATAGAGATCTGGTTTTAATTTGTGCTAGCAAAAAATCTTATTCATCGAATGAAGTGATGAATATTTGTGGTGAATATCAATATCATAGAATAGTTGATACATTGGGATATGAACTAGGACAATTTGACGATGTTTGTGGATATGCTATTGCGGTTGGTAATTTGGTGGATTGTAGAAAAATGACAATAGAAGATGAAGATAAATGTTTTGTTAAATATAATCCAGATTTGTGGTGTCATATCTATAAAAATGTAAAACCAATTATACCGATTTCATTTAAAGGAAAACAAGGATGGTCAACCGTTGATGAAAATATTTTTAAACAAATCGAGTATGAAAGTATAAATGATTTAATTAATCAATTAAAAAAATAATTATTATGGAAAATAAACAATTTCATTACATTTTATTCAGATTATTCTGGGATGATAAACCAGTTGGATTTGAATATTGGAGTGCTGATATGAACACACAAAATTATACAACTGGATTTCCAGAAAAAACCGATGGTTGGTATGGATTTGGTTGGTCAGGTGTTAGAATATCACATAACAGAAAAGAAATTTTAGATATTCAATATATTAACGAAAAATATCTGAAAGAACGAGAAGAAAGAATAAATATGGGAAAAGAAATCGTTCAAAATCTTAAATCTAATCAGGATGTTATTAATTCTATTAGAAAAATAAATAATTTGGAACCAATAAACATAAGATAAGCCATAAGGCCAAAAATTACTAATAATACGAATGATTGATGAAAAAGATATTATTGAACTGGAAATTAAAAAAGAATGGATAGATGAAGCAATAAATAATTCAGATGAAATGGGAATCTTAAAAGGTTCTATTACAAATGGTGATGGTAATCAAGCAGCTTTTATTGGTGAAATAGCTGTTTCTGAATATTTGAAATACAAAAGAACAAATATTCATCTAGAAAATGATGAATATGATAAGAAAAAAATATATCATTATGATATGTTTGATAAAAAGAATAGAAAAGTTGAAGTAAAAACAAAACGTTGTTCTTCAATACCTTTACCGGAATACACGACTAGTATATGTAATGATAATATAAAACAAGAATGTGATTATTATTTATTTACAAGAGTCAGTAAAAAACATAACAAAGTGTGGATTTTGGGTTGGTTAGAAAAATTTGATTATTTTTCAAATGCAACATTTTGTATAGAAGGTGAAGTAGATCCGGATAGAAATAATTGGTATTTTAAAAAAAATTGTTGGAATAGATACATCGGTGAATTAAATAAAATATCGGATTTGGAAAGTGTAATTTTAAAAGAAGATCATTCAAATTGGGATAATTCATTATTAGAATTAAGAAAAACACTTATTCCAAAAGAAATAGAATCAATGCATAAGAAATTAGATAGAATTCAAAAAGAAAGAGATGAAATATCAAAAAAATTATCAAAGAAAAAAGATGATTGGTTTGATGAATTGTCAAAAGAATAAATCATATTCATCAATAATTTTTTATAATGAAAATAAAAGTTATATTTCTTGATATTGACGGCGTTCTTAAAAAAGTTCAAGATACTGGTTTTAACGGAAGAAACATAGACAATATCAACGAATTGGTTAGAAAAACGGATGCAAAAATTGTTATTACTTCAACATGGAAAAATTCAAATGGATTAGACTTTGTTAAAAAGGTATTGGAAAAAAATGGTGTTAAAGCTGATATAATTGGTGAAACACCGATATTTCACATCGAAGATCCAATATATGGGACACCAAAAGTACCAAGAGGATTTGAAATACAATCTTGGATTGAAAAGAATACAACAATGGAATTTATAAATGGCGAAGTTGTCGTTAATTTCATTGAAAGTTATGTTATATTAGATGATCAATCTGATATGTTATTAGAACAGATGAATAATTTTGTAAAAGTGGATCCGACAAAAGGATTTGATGGTAAATGTCTTAAAGAAGCGATAGAAATACTTAATACGGTAATATTATGAAACAAATTATAATAAAAAAAGATTTAATAGGTAAAACTATTAAAAACTATTATGAATCTTTTGATGATCTATGGATAAGATTTACAGATGATTCATTTGTTATATTTAGATGTGAAGATAAAACAGATGGATTCGATCAAACACATTACATATGTAATATTTTTGATTATGAAGTAGATAATACATATGAACCATTAGTGGAACTTGGATTGATATCTGAAAGTGATTATGAAATTGCTTGTGAAGATGAAGAAAGAAGATTCTATGAAAAAAGGAAACAAAGAGAAATAGAAAATGAAATTCAAGATAGAGAAAGAGAATTAAAACTTTTGGAAGAATTAAAAATTAAATACGAGAAATAAATGGAATGGGACGCTATAAAATGGTCTAGTGATTACAGAAAATCATCTCTTGAAAAGAAAAAGGAACTTTTAATTGATGTATGGGAAAATACTGTTAAAATAGTCCAGAATGGGAGATATTTTGCAGATGAAGAAATCCTTATTGATAGTTCAAAAGTTGCAGAAAACACCGTATTCTTCAAAAATAAGCAATTTCCAAATAGAGATACACAAATAGAAGATTTTCTAAATGATTTACCGGAAGATAATGTAAAAATTTCAATAATTGATGCTGATTGTTTAGAATCTGCTAGATTTTTAAAAAATCCAGTTATTTTAAATATGGCAAGTTATAAAAATCCGGGTGGTGGAGTAGTTAACGGTTCTGCCGCTCAGGAAGAAAACATATTTAGAAGAACAAATCTTTTTAAATCATTATATCAATTCACACATTATAGTGAAGTCTATGGAATCAAAAAAAATATGTCTTTTGGTTATCCATTATTAAATTTAGATGGGATATATTCAAAAGATATAACTGTTTTTAGAGGATCTGAAAAGAATGGATATTATTTATTAAGTTCACCTTTCAAAGTATCAATGATTAGTGTATCTGCGGTAAAAAGACCAATGTTGAAAGATGGTAAAATGTCCGAAGCTGATTTGAAAATGAATAGAGAAAAAATAAAAATGATTTTTCAAATAGCTCACGAACAAGGACATAGAGAAATGGTATTATCCGCTTTTGGTTGTGGTGCATATGGTAATCCACCCGAACAAATAGCTGAAATATTTAGGGATGTGATCGAAAATGAATTTAGTGGATATTTTGATAAAATTATATTTGCGATATTTGATGACCATAATAGTTATAGAGAACATAACCCACATGGTAATTTGATACCATTCCAAAAAATATTTGGATAATTATTTTCCAAGAATTAGATTTTCAATTCTATTTTTTGATATTTCAAAATAATCACGATCTATTTCTATTCCAATAAAATTTCTATTGGTTTTTAAACAGGCTATACCTGTTGTCCCACTCCCCATACAATTATCTAATACCAAATCCCCATTTTTTGTATATGTTTTGATTAATTCTTCTAATAATAAAATGGACTTTTCTGTTGGGTGTTTAGAAATACTTGGATGGGGTTTTTTAAATTTCCATATAGATTTTGGATATTTTTTTATTTCTCCACATCTATCATCATTAACAACATTAAATTTACCATAATTATTATTCTTTGGAATTTTTTCAATGTATTTTATTCCTTTCGAATGTAATGGACTCCCTGTTATCATTTGGGGAAAATATTGCGGAGTTTTTTTATAAAAGATGGCTATCTGTTCGTGTGATCTAAGTGGCATTTTTTTAGCATTCAAAAATCCTGTTATTAATTCTTTATCCCAGATTAAATCATATTTAAACATTTTTCTATTACTATTTACCAAATCTACATAAAAAATTCCTTGAGCGAACAAACATATAATTCCATTATCCTTTATTATTCTTTCATATTGTTCCCATAACAAATTAAATGGAAGAGAAATATCTTTTTTATTTTGAGTAACATTATAAGGTAAATCACAAAGAATCATATCTACACTTTTATTTGAAATATCTTTCATTAGTTGTAAACAATCACCACATTTTAAATCATACATAATTTAATTTTTTAATTTTTTCATATGTGAACATATTTCATTTAACCATCCATTATTATAAGCCGTTGAATAAGCACTCCCACAAGATTTCTTAAAATCGTATTTTTGATTATATTTTAAAGCTTCAATTTGACATTTATCTTTATCCCAATGTCTATTGTTTTTCATATGACCACAAATATCATTTAACCAATTGTTTTTCAAGGCAATATTATAAGAACCTTCATATTTTGATTTGAATGATGATATATTTTTACATTTTAATGCATTCAATCGACATTCTTCTTTATCTCTTTTCCTAATATGACTTAGAATCATATGTATACATATATCATCCAACCAATTATGTTTTATAGCTGATGAATACGCACATGGTGAATGTTTAGCGAAATCACTTCTCTTATTATATTTTAAAGATTCTTCTTGACATTTTTCTTTATTCCATTTAATTACATTTCCACCAATTCCACCAGTTTTAATTTTATTTAAAATTAACCACCCATCATTTTTATATTTTTGAACAAATTCACCCTCCAAATTAGATGCGACATTGACATTTACATAATCAGTTAATGTTTTAAAAGTTGACTGAAATTTTAGAGAATGTTTAAAGACTTGACTTCCACTATCATTTTTATGTCTCGTACATCTATCATCAACATTGTATGTTAAACCTATATAAACACTTTTATCTGAAAATTCATAAGCATATATACATTTATTTAATCTATTACCGTTTTTTTTCATATGATAACAGATTTCATCTAACCATTTCATTCTCAATGAAATTTTATATAAAGTTGGTTCATTTCTGGCTAATTTTGTTTTACTATCATACTTCAATGAAATTTCTTGACATTTTTCTTTGGTCCAATATTCTATTCCTTTTCTTTTTTTCTCCATATGATTACATAATTCATCCATCCATTTATTTTCCAATGAGACAGAATAAGCAACTGGACTACCATTTTTAAAATCATTTCTAAAAAGATATTTATTTGATTCTTTTTGACATTCTTCTTTACTCCAAAAACCAGACTTTTTATAAGGAGATATCATGTGTTTACATATGTCATTTAACCATCCATTATCATATGCAGAATTATATGCACTTCCACACCCCTTTATGAAATCGTGTTTTTTTGAATATTTTAATGCCTCATTTTGACATTTTTCTTTTGTCCATTTTAATTTTCCCATATTTATAATTATATGTTTATCTTTATATATTGTTTTAAAAATATGGAAAAATGGATAATTGTTATATTTTATTCAATCTAAGATTGAAATGGTATAATTTGGCTTCTGAAAATATAAAATAATTACCATCTATTTTTTACTTCTGATATTTCAAATTCAGTTATTTGATTCATATTTTCTTCGGTTGGCATCGGATCAAACCCAAATTTTTTCTTAAAATCTCTTCTTGAATAATCATCCCAACCACGATTATCAACATCAGTATTCCAGAATCTGATTCCACCACTGGTATTATTTTTCCAAACATATTGTGCTTTAATACCAATACCGTTTATTTTATATGTTGCTTTTTTAGTATCATGGTCAAAAAATTGAACAGCTAAAGGACTATTATCACCCAACCAATAATCACCATGAACAATTTCAATATCATCTTTTGTAAATTTATAATTTACTGGAACCTTAATAATATATTCTTTCTCTTTTTTATTAGAAACATAATCAGCTTCCTGAAAAAATTCTTCTGTTTTTGGTGATGTAACAATTTCAACTTTTTTAGGATCGACTCTTAAAATAATACCCTCTTTATTAGCGAAATAAGCCGCTATATCTCTTGATTCTGTAAATGATAATAACTTACCTGTGGATATTTTTGATATACCATTTTCTACAATATAATTAATTAAAGAATCAATATAAATTTTTGTATATTGTTCATGTTTTTTTCCATCACCTGAAGCTTTTTTCTTTAAATCTTCAATGATATTTCCTTCTAACCAACCTGATCTAATCCCCCTATATAAATATTTAGGTAATTTGGGTTTATCTTTTTTTAATTTATAATGATGATAGAAAGAATATAACCAAACATATTGAACTATTTCATTAACTCTTTTTAAAGCATTTGAAGCTCTATCTGGATTTATTTCACTAACTTTATTGAAAATTGTATATGCTGGAACACCATTAAAATCAATATAATTTTTCATTACATCTTTTTTAAGATCCCAATCAAATTTGGTATTTTTTGGATCCTTATTTTTGATTCTTTGTAAATCTACCATTTTATTTAATATACCAAGTCCCTCTACACCATTGGTATCACCAAAAGCGTTTCTGGTTTGTAATCCACCATCAGCAATAATTAAAAATTGAGTTTGTTGTTTAAGGTCTTTAAAAATATTTGCCCCTTTTTGTGGAATTTTTTGTCCTATTTGTGCTATACTATGTAACAATGATTTGGAAACTGAATCTTTCCAATTCATAATCATGTTTTCTCTTATTTTAGTATATCTATCATAGTTCATTCCCATCAAATTAACAAGTTCTTCTTCTGTTTTAAAACCTGTTGAAATTGCAGTCTTTAATTTTTCTTTAAAATCAGACCAATCATTAAATTGAATAGAACCTTCAAAGTTTCCATACCCTTCATTTAAAAATTCGGAAAAAGAATAAATCATACAAAATATTTTTCTTTTATATATTAATTTTTGTAACCTTTTTCGAGGTCGTTAGTCTAACTATCAAAATAAAACAAAAGATTATGAAAAAGATTATGAAAAAGATTATAGTAATAATGTTATTGATTATATCAAATGTAACATTAGCAGATGGTGGAATGAATATGAATTTAAATTCAACACCTGTAAAAAATGAATATATAAACATAGAATTATTAAGACCAATTACACCAACAGAAACAACTTTTGAAGATGATACTTTGGATTTAGTAAAATTACAACCAGTTACACCGAAAGAAGCAACTTTTGAAGAATGAAAGAATTAGATGATGATTTATTAAGAAAAATTTTTCAATCCTTTCCGGAAGATTCTCCATCTGAAGGATTCGTAGATAAAATTATGCAAAGAATAGAAATAAAAAACATATTTGTGAGAATATGGAATTGGATAGTAGAAAAACAATCATCATTAATATTGAAAATGACATATAGTGTAATAAATAATACACAAAGACTCATAAAAGATTATAATGAAATGATAACATTAGATGTCGCCACTTAATTCTTTAACTAATTCAGACTCTTCTCTTTTTAATTCATCCAAATCCATAGCGTCTTGTGTCATTAAACCTTTGTATTTCTTTCTATCACCGTAAATATCCGTCATAACTTGATTTACAACACCAGTTTCATTACGAAATACTGCACCATTTAATAGAATAATATCAGTTGGTTCCAAATCTATTTTTTTATTATTGAATAACACATAACTTCTATCTTGTGATATTACACCCTTATAACTATCCACCGATATATTAAACAT